GGCGATCAGGGCTATTCCGCAGTCCCGAAAGGGCTACGTGAAAGGTCCTCGTTCCGCCTCTCTGGACATCCCGAGAGGGATGACGGGGCCGAGTTCACGGTCCACTTGAAGGTCGGTTACAAAACCGTCCTTCTTGCGGTCGTGATCTTCGATCTCGTTCACCTCTCTATACGGGAGATCTATAGTACCTCATGGGTCGAGCATCTGCTCGGCCTTTAGGGGTATTTGATCTGCGTTGCTGCATGTCCGTGCGGGTCTAAATAACCCGCATCACTCCATGGTGCAGTTCTACTAGTTCACGCCATTTCGGGATCGTCCCGAGTGTAAAAACTCGGGTAATCCCCGAGAGAAAGGAAACAGTAATGTTCCCAAATCCCGGGGGTCTACATCCCCGCGAGGCGGCTGCCTTCTTCACTTGCCGCCTGGCTAACGCCAGGTGGATGAGCGTTGAGGGCAACGTCATGCGCTACATCGTGATCCGCTGCTTGGACGACTTCCTCATTGAGGATAGCCGTACGGGCGGGTGGATCTACGTTGAGGAAATGTTGAGCGACTTGGGGTACTCCCAGGAGGCGAAAGCCTACCAGGAGCTCCGACCGCTCAACGTGGACTATTCCCAGAGGAATCTGGGGTAGAACCGTCCTACTGACGTAGGCTAGGGATCCTGAACCTTCAGTGTATCGAGGAGGTTATCCTGGACACAAATCCGGGGCAGGTGAAAAGCCTGACGTCACTCTGGTCCGAGCTGGCTGAGGAATCAGCCAGCTGGTGTCGCACTAGCGCCACTCAGGACATTAATACCGTCCTGAGGCGAGTCGAACATGAGGGGTTATCGTTTTTAACGATCACCCTACCTGACTATGGTAAAGCCATCCAAAAATGGCTAGACCAGGGTCAAGTCGGTATCCACTCAGCGTTCCGTAAGGGACGCCGAGGAGGGCTCCTCCCGTTGTTTTTGGGAGGTTTCCTCAACCGTGTGTTCGACCGGAGTAGTGGCTTGTTACTCGACGAGCCTTGTGTGGATGCAATCAAGTCGTTGCGCCAGCTAACGCTGGGCTTCGGCAAGATGTTGCTCCCGTGCAGCGATGCGCGGAAGGCAGCAGCCACCCTTGGCTATATCGAGTGTGAGCAGGATGTTCGTCGTTCGGACGCTGGACTCCTTGAGAGTGATCTTTCGGAGTTTAGCGATATGTTCGAACTGCTTTTCGGTCCACTTATGGCTCAACTAGACAGAGATGTCATGTTTGACCATGTGGTTCCGAAGCATGGTCCAGGATCAACCGCCGACCACCTCTCTGGAAATCAGAAGTGGAATCAAGCGGTCTGGACCAGACGGTTAGAGCGGGTATTCCCCGCGGTCTACCACGCTATCCCTAATTGGCGTTATACGCACGTTTTGGGTAGCATGAACATCCTCGAACCCGGTGAAGAGTTACCTGTTAAGGTGACTCTTGTTCCTAAGACGCTCAAGACACCTCGTGTCATCGCTATGGAGCCGACCTGTATGCAGTATATGCAGCAGGGCGTCTACCTGCGGTTCCGCGAGCACTTCGAGAGAGATAGACTCCTCTCGAAGTTAATCGGTTTTGCCGACCAGATCCCTAATCAGGAGCTGGCAAGGCAAGGTTCGCTTGATCAGCGTACCGCAACACTCGATTTGAGTGATGCTTCCGATCGTGTCTCGAATCAGCTGGTCAGGACTGCGTTGGCTCGGTGGCCCAATGTTGCTAGGGCTGTCGATGCTACGCGTTCCCGTAAGGCTGTCGTAAATGGTCGGACTGTACGTCTTGCCAAATACGCGTCTATGGGTTCAGCACTTTGCTTTCCAATGGAAGCAATGGTCTTTACGACCATGATCTTCGTTGGGATTCAAAGATCGCTTAACACGTCACTAACCCGACGGGACGTAAAACGTTTCGTCGGCTCGGTGCGTGTCTATGGGGACGATCTAATTGTCCCTGTAGACCATGTGCTGTCCGTCGTTCAAGCGCTGACGACTTTTGGGTCGAAAGTTGGCTTGAGCAAGTCTTTCTGGACTGGTAAGTTCAGGGAGTCTTGCGGAAAGGAATATTATGACGGGCACGATGTTAGTATAACTCGTGTTCGCCGTTTGTTCCCAACACGACGGCAGGATGCTGCGGAGGTAGGGTCCTTGGTGACACTCCGGAACCAACTCTTTTTGAGTGGTTACTGGAGAACCGCCAGGACTCTCGATCATAAAATCGAAGGGTTGATTAAGTTCTTCCCAACGGTTGGTCGAGATTCCTCCGTATTAGGCAGGGTGAGTTTTGTTGGCGAGACCTTCGGGTATCGTTTTAACAGGATTCACCCAAGTCGTCAAACTCCTTTAGTCAAGGGGTTTGTAGTGACGGCCAAACCCCCGAGAGATCATCTCGAGGGGACTGGTGCCTTACTCAAGTGCTTAATTAAGCTAGGCACTCCTCCCAGGGATTCACATCCCTGGTTGGATCCTGGCGCAATCGTTGGTGGCCCTCTTGGGACCTACCACGATGCCACCTTGTGGGCAAGCCAACCCCAGGGTGAAAGCGAGCACTTGGAGCGTTCTGGACGCCCTCAGCGCGTCGACATCAAGCTGAGGTGGAGCTCACCTGTTTAATTAGGTGGGACCAGGCCTTAGGGCCGGTGGGGGATACCAGGCTGCTGGGCGACCGTTAATAGCGGCGCCGAAGCAGAGGTTTCCAAATGTGCG